TTAATTGTTTCTTGCCTGTTTTACGCTCTCCAATCTCTCCTAATTCAGGATCAACCCTTGGAACTGTCTCATCCGTGATGCGTACACCTTGTCTACGCTCTACTCCACTTTGAGGTCTAAAGATTCGCTCAATAGCATTGATCTGAGGATTCTTTGACAGGACAGCCCAATGGTCGCCTGTGTATTTAGACTGCATCTCTTTGACAAGAATCTTAGCACGGTCAATCTCAAGCCCACTTCCGCCCCATGTGTTTTCAATAAAGTCACTTAAGCGAGCACTTGTTTCTGGAGAGATTGGCTTAACATTCCCTAAGTCCCCTGCCGCAGAAGCAAACCAGTTATCACCTAATTCAGCCTTAGTAGCATAAATAGGAGCACCTTCTCTGGCCGCGCGTGAGACAAACTCAAGGGGTACGTTACGCTTTAGCGGGGCTGATCCAGCTTGTGCTTGAATGTTACCCATTTGTTGCAACTGAGATGTCAGGGTTTCAATAGCGTTGTCCACCTCAGAAGCTAGTCGTCGTTTTTCTATTTCTATTTCTTTTCGCCTAGGATCATTCTTAGGTAGTGTTGCTTTTTCTTCATCCAGACGTTTTGTTGCTAGTTTATTTCTGTCTTCTAACTTTAAAAGAGCTTTATACCCTTCAATCGCAACAGGGGCGACACCTGTCTCAATGTACCGTGCACGGGCTACAGGGTTGACCATGTTACGCATAACACGACTACTTCCTTTAACACCCCATTCAAGCACCCCAGTAACTTTACGCCCTGCTTTAGCAAGTTTACTGTCGCCTTCAAACAGTTTGTAAATGCCATCTATCTTATCGTTAGGGCTATAGAAGTTATCAATAATTACATTAAAATTACTTGACACCCCAGCGGCTTCTGCTCGCTCTCGTGGAGTCCGTGTGTCTTCTGCACCACGGCGAATAGCCGCCTTTTGTCCTGCCGCTTTGACAGCAGAGGTGGGCGAGAGAACACCTAGGAGTCCTGTGGCTTCACCTAAGGCCCGTGAAGCGTCTGGATAGTTTTCTTGAGCATAGGACATTGCCTTGTCTAATCCGGTTGCTTCTGCGACCGCACCGACACCTTTAGCAATACCTTCTTCAATAGGATCAGGAAGCAAATACGATACTGCTTCTTCAATAGGCTTTGCAACTCCTGCGTAGCCTGTTCCTAAAATGTACTCTAGGAGGTTCCTGTTGCCAGTGTCAAATTCTTGTTGTACTTTATTAAGACCAGACACATAGTCTTCAAGGCCACGACCTAAGGCGGTGTTTGATAACATCCCTTGCTGTGCCATTATGGTGTAGGCTCCTCTTGACCCATATTAGCTGTTCCGTAGAGTAATCCTGTGGTTACTGGAGCTCGCTCAAGTGCTCCTCCGACTCCCCTTCTGACATTAGGAGTTGTTAAACCATAGGCTCCTAATGCCGTTGCACCTGTTGCTAAAACACCCGGAGGAACATCAAAAGCTCGACCGCCTTGTTCAGACAGCCCTAAAGCACCGGCAACTAAGAACGGATGACGTTCTGCAACACTAGCGGCCCTTTGAACTAAATTGCGTGGGATAGACTTAGTGTTAGCATAAGACGCATTGTCAATCGCCTCTAATAAATGATGTTGGCGTTGCATTAATGCTTTAATGTTAGCGTCATCTACTGATTGCTGGATTAACTCGTTGTAGGTGTCTCGAAAGGCTTTAACAACTGTACGGCTAGCTCCAACACCTTCATACAACTTATCACCAAAAGTTTCACTAATGATCCGATCAAGATTACGGCGAGCTTGTAACAACTGGGCAGGTTTACCTTTGTAACCCTTAAGAGCACTTTTATTAAGCTCTGTCACTCGTTTAACAATAGCGGCTAACTGTTTGTCATCAGCAAACTCTGGTTTTTCAGCGATTAACTGCTTGAGTTTAATTTCAAGAGTTTGGTTAATGGTTTGCACAGGAATTGTTTGAGTGCTCTTAGTTAACGCAGATTGGATTTTACCATTAAGTTGTTTTTCAGCCGAATTTAATTTTTTTAACAAAGCCTCAAGTTTAGTTTTTCCAGTCACTCCGGGTAAACTAATGACCGTGTTTAAGATATCTTCATCAAAGTTAGTCTGAAATTGTTTAGAAGGGTCTTTTCCTAGTTCACGCCCTCGTGCTTGTTTAGCATCTGTTGTCTGGTCTAATACCTTTGGGGCTAATCCTTTCTTGTCAGATTTGATTGCACTAGCAGATAGTTTTTCACCAGCAATTGATGTAGGTGACTTAACAAACTGACCAGCACCTGCCGCAGTGTCGGCTAAGTTAGCTAACCGATCTTTAGTTAAATCATCAAACCCATTCCAAAGCTCAAGTAACTGCTTTGCTTGGTCAGTATTCATCAACGCTGTACCACCAGCGGCTAGGTTTTCTTTGAATATTCTTTCCCAGCGATCAGGAGTAACAGCAGACAATACGGTTAAAATGCCTTCTCCAGCAACGTCAAAGAAAGCTCCCATTGAGTTTGTTACTCGACTAGCATAATACTCAGGAGCATCAATAACGTCACTCATGTACGCTTCACGCATACGCTCACCACGCTCAAAACGTGGCTTAAGTAATTCACCAGAACGTTCTAGAAACCCAGGAGCAGTGCTTGGGGTTGCTACAGGGGCCGCAGGTGGTGTAAAAGGAACAGGAACAGAACCTTGAGGTAAGTTCAATTCCATATCTGTACGAGATTGGTCTATTCTATTACTAGCCGCTCCTCTAGGTAACGGCATTGCCCCTTCTGGTAAAGCGTCATATGTTGCCATATTTAAATATCCTCAAATTTCTGAATAGACTCATTCCATTGAACTGTCTTTGTTCCACCGCCTTCTACTGGAACAACAAATTGTTGACCATCATAGTACATCGGGTTAAAGACATTCTTAACCCTTTCGCTATCTGGGAACGCTTGACGAGCTTGAGAAACTCCTCGTTGTTGTTGTTCAAAGGCTAAAGTAGCATAGTATTCGTTCATGTCAATCAGAGTACGAATGGTATCTGCGGTAAGCGTAATGTCACCTCCAGCCATACCCTCAGCAAACTTACGGTCGTTATCGGTAATTGACTGAGCAGTACCAAAGACACCTGAGGCGAGCAATGCTACTGTTTGTCTAGCGGCAGTTTTGATAAACTGTTCTGTGTTTTCAACCGTTGCTGAATCAATTGCACCTATTTGAACTAATAATTTAGCTACAGGAAGTGCAACATCGGCTAACGCTCCTGTTAAAATACCTGAGTCGGCAAGCTGACGCATTTGATTTGTTGTTACAAAGGTCTTACGGGCTGACTCTACGGCTTGGTTATTTTTAGCATAAGAGTCAATGTAATACTTCATTGCTTCTTTGTCAATAATTTGCTCTTGACTTCCTTTGTACACAGCGGCGGCAATTTCGCCAGCATCCGTAGGCTCATAACGTGGGCCTCTAGATACTTCTTCAAATGTTTGAGTGGCCGCATCCCACTGCTCAACAACTTTTTGATCGCCATCTATGCGAGTACGAGTAGTTGGTGCCTTAGCTTCAAAACGAGGAGCTCTAGCAATTTCTGTACGAGTACCGTCAAGATTCATACGATAAGTGACAATTTCGTCACCTTCTTTAACTTCTTTGATGTCAGGAGTTTTTAATCCTTTACGTCTAGCCGCTTCAGTTTCTGCTTGAGTTTTCTCAATCTGCATAGCTTGCTGAAGCAATTCCATAGCCGCTTTAGTTAATCCACGTTGTTGTAGTTGCCCAGCAACAGCCCTCATAGACGCTGGATCACCGGGGATCATATTCCGAATGAGCCCTTGAGTTTCTTGAGCTTGAAGTTCTTCAGGTGTTACACCGGCTCGCCTAAGTGCTTGACCAACTTCAGGACTAGCACCTAAGCTCTCAGCAATTGTTCCTGCGGCCCCACCAGCACGTCTAGCCATCTTGTTATATTCAACAGGCATACGAGCCATTTGTTGTTGAGCAAAACCAGTAATCATGCCGGGGATACCAGTAGTGGCTCTAGTGGGTTGCAAAAGATTTGCTTGCGCTAAAGACTGTTGACGTAGTTTTTCAAGTTGTTGCTCACGGACTTGCTGAGGAGTCTTAAGCATATCTAAAATCATTGATTGTGCCATTATAGCTCCTTAACCGTACTGATCTGCACCAGCAACTAAATCTGTAACAACATCACCTGCGCTTCCACCAATACCTAAAGCGTCAAGCAATGCTGAGTATGGTGATGTCTGTCCTTCCTTCATGGCTTCAGCACCAAAGTAAGCCGCCAAAGCGTCACCAAGGGCACTAACACGAGCCGCCTCAAGACCTGCCGCACCAGTAATACCTGCCGCTTCAGTTTCAAGTCCTGCAATACCACCTTTGTAGATTGCTTCAGATTCACCTAAGCGTCCTGACTGTGCAATCTGACCAAACTGTGCCGCAGGAGTTAACTGTGCAAGTGCTTGAGTTTCTGGTGTATAGCCAACACCTAACATACCAGCAATGTTTGTAATGTTTTGTCCTGTCAATGCTCCTGCTTGAGTCAATGCGGCTAACATATCTTTAGACTCTTGTTCACGCAGGGATTGCTCAAGTGCTAATTGCTCTGGTGTTGCTCCGCCGTACATCATTGAACTTGTACCTAATCGTCCTTGTGCGGCTAAGCGTTGCTCAAGGGCTTGACGTTGACGTTGTATGTCAGGAGTCCTCATAGTCTGAAGTTGACTATAGAGTTGCTCAGGTGTTACCTGAGTTTGTGGGATAGCTCCTAGAGCCTGAGTAAACATACCCTCTTGGATTTGTTGTCCAGTGGGGGTTAATGTTTGCGTGTATCCACCCTCAGGGCCAACAGCAGTTTGAGCAGTACCCGTGGTAACAGTAAACGGTTGGAACTCAGCCATTCCTGCGGCTTCAGCACCAACTAAAGGAGCTCTAGCTCCTAGTTCTGTTCCCATTTGCTTGACAGAAGAAATAGCATCTTCTGACATTGTGTACGGAAGGATAACCGAAGCGGCTTGTCCTGCTCCGCCTAAGAGTCCTGCTATGGTATCTGTTACGCTAGCCATTAGTAAGTACCACCGTCAATTGTTCCTGCTGTCAGCGTTCCTGTGACAGTCACAGTTGCCGCTGTTAGTGTTCCTGTAAATGTCGGAGAAGCTGAATCAGCTTTTGTTGCAACCGCAGTTGCAATAGCATCATACTCTGTATTAATTTCAGAACCTTTAATAATCTTTGCAGGGTTACCAGATGCCAAAGTATCCTTTACTGCAAAGTTGGTTGCTTTCGTATAGTTTGACATTAGATAGTCCTTCCTACAATTGCTTGTGCTGTTAGTCTCTGTACCGAAACAGAAGACCCGTTGACTTCCGCTTCAATCCCTAGTTGTACTACTTGACCACCACCGGATGCGTTTACTGTTGGACGGTTTACGAGTACACCTGCGTTAAATTCACCAATGTTATATTCTGCAATATTGTACTCTGCAACTACCTGAGTGGACAAAGTAAATCTTTTCTTTTTGTAGGCGTATGAATAATCATAACCCCAGTTCAATACAATGTCTGTGGAGCTACCGCCAATAACAGTGATCTTTAAATTCTTCAAAAGTTTTAAGTTTGAAGGTGCTCCAAAGTCAATATAGTTGGTAAAGTACGACATTTGGTACGCTGTGCCGTTGTCGGTAAAGCCATCATACTTTGCAATGCCACTACCTTTCCCTAGCAATAAATCCCCATTACGAGTTCTACATAACGCTTGAGGAGCTATTGTATCCCATTGAGTTGTTCTATGCGATCCATCTTGAAGAGGTGTTCGCATATCAAAACAATAAGTTATGTTAGTGGTTGGTAAGTGTAATAAATAAAATGCTTCTTCAGGTGAGTAGACAGAAAAAATATTTCCAACTTCAGCTTGAAGAAAGTTAGTTAACTCTGTACGAATATTTTTAGATATGTCAGTCATTGGTGCTGACTTTTCTTGCACTGTTCGTTTTAAACTTCTTAACCCAGAGTCAGACAAAAAGATTAAGTCTGTTCCTGTAACCTGTACACTGTCACGAGCAATACAACCAACGCCTACAATAGTATCCGCTAGTTGCATTGTTGCAGGATCATTGGCCCCTGTGTACAAAAGAATCTGACGTTTACCAAAAATTGCCAAGATGCCATTGTGTACTGCTAAGGCAGTAATTTCATCGGCACCATCAGGCCACACCTTAGATATATCTATAGAACCAGAGCTACCTGTGTCCCATGCGGCTCCAATAAGCAGATCGCTCCAATAGACTGTGGTGTTATTGGTTGACGTTTTGGCAACCCACAGTCGACCAAAGCCAGACTGCACAATATTACCGCTAGGCACCGTACCAGAGTAGTCTGGGTGTGCAGATACTTCATCACATGTCGTCCCATCATAGTAAATAGGATCAGACCCCTCACGGAACAAATAATGTATACCGTTTAAAGTAGCGTGATCGTATAGACCATCGGACACTGTATGTGATGCCGGGGTTATATCTGTGAGTGTGGTAGTGCCTTTGTAGATTGCCGATGCACTGCTAGAAATTACCTCAGTAGTTCCATCAGCTTTTACAAACTCATCAATAGAAACAATAGAGTCTGCACCAGAGGTTGTTTCGTATGTCCAACCCTTACGAGCACCAATACGCCCAAACTGGTCAATTACGCAGTTGTCGGCAACCAATGCGAATTGTTCAGGTAAAGACGTAGGAGAATCTTGAGTGTTAAGACCAAAGAACCCCGGTGCTTGAATTGCAATACTTTGTAGTGGCTTAGCCATTAGACAGAGGCCCAGACAGTTTCATCAGGTGACAGTCCCGCATCAAACGAAACTGAATTAGATAGCTCTTGTTGTGCAAAGATAGCTTGCTCTGCCGCAGACTGACCACCTGTCTCACCACGTTCACGGAGCGCATATGCATAAGCCCATTGAATAATTGGAGACGTAGGTACTGAGGTAGTGTCTGTGTCGGTCTCTAAGTCGCCTGTGCGTTTAACCACATACACACTAAAGTTTTCAATAGCGTTAGGTGTGCGATAAAAACGAATCTGAGCGTCACCATTAGCGTCTAAACCATCAACCGCATAGTAAGACACTGGGCCTGTAGCATTGTCACTTGATAAGTTAAGTTGACGAATACGCTGAAGCGATTCTTTAAGAACACTAGAGTTTCTCGTTTCGTTGTTGACGTAAAGAATTTTAGAACGAGTTCCAAACCCTTCTAAAGAATATAAACCAGTACCTACAGTTGTAGTAATACTATAGGTGTGCCTAAGTGCAGTCCAGTCCCAAGTGTCTTCAACAAGGCGTTTAGCATCGTTGACAAAATCACCAATAAGTTTAGAATAATCACTTTCGTTAATCGTAGTGATTTCTTCTTCCCTAAGTTTTCTTAAGACTGCA